CGAGGACTACTTCAATTCTATGGAGCCAACCGAACCGGTAGATTCGCTGGAAGGTTAATTCAAGTTCAAAATCTACCTCAGAACCATTTGCCGGATCTGAAACAGGCACGTTGCTTGGTTAGAGGTGGTCATTATGAAGCCTTGGAATTATTATATGACTCCATTCCGGGGGTTTTATCAGAATTAATCAGAACTGCTTTTGTTCCAAAGAAAGGATATAAGTTTATAGTTGCTGACTTTAGTGCAATAGAGGCTAGAGTAATTGCTTGGCTTGCAGGAGAGACATGGAGAAATGAAGTGTTTGCTACTCATGGTAAGATTTATGAGGCATCGGCTTCTCAAATGTTTAGAGTTCCTATAGAAGAAATCACAAAGGGAAGTCTCCTAAGACAGAAAGGAAAAATTGCTGAGCTGGCCTTAGGATACGGTGGATCTGTGGGTGCATTAAAAGCAATGGGAGCACTTGACATGGGTCTTACCGAAGAGGAATTAAAACCCTTGGTCTATGCTTGGCGAAATTCAAATCCTAATATTGTTAGACTTTGGTGGGATGTTGATCGTGCTGTCAAAGAAGCTGTAACAGAAAGGTGTAGGACCGAAACCCACCGTATTAGTTTTGAATACCGTAGTGGGATGCTTCTAATACGGCTTCCTTCTGGCAGGCAGCTTACTTATGTCAAACCAAGAATAGGTATTAATAGCTTCGGTAGTGAATCGGTAACTTATGAAGGCATTGGTAGCACAAAGAAGTGGGAGCGTATTGAAAGCTATGGTCCTAAGTTTGTAGAGAATATCGTCCAGGCTCTTTCAAGAGATATCCTTTGCTATTCCATGAGAAAGCTTGATGAGAAAGATTTTGATATTGTAATGCATGTCCACGATGAGGTAGTTTTAGAAGTTCCAATAGAAATATCTGTTCAAGATATTTGTGCTCTTATGGGACATACACCTCCATGGGCTCAGGGACTTTTGCTTCGTGCCGATGGCTTTGAATGTAATTTTTATAAAAAAGATTAATTTGAGGGGGTTCGAAGCCTCCTCTTTTTTTGCATATAGCTGAGGGCAGATTTTATTGCTCTACTACTATATGTGTTGGAGGTTCGATATGAACAAATTAACTATTTTCAACTACGAAGGTAACACAGTAAGAACAGTAATGAAGGATGGAAGTCCTTGGTGGGTTCTAAGAGATGTTTGCTCAGTATTAGAGATTGGAAACAGTCGTGATGTTATGGCTCGCTTGGACAGTGATGAAAAGGGAGTCGATATTATCGACACCCCTGGAGGAAAACAGGAAGTATCAATTATCAATGAAAGTGGTCTTTATAGCGTGATATTGGTTTCACGTAAACCAGAAGCTAAAAAGTTTAAACGCTGGGTAACCCATGAGGTGCTTCCTTCAATTAGAAGACATGGACTTTATGCTACAGATGAGTTGCTTGCTAATCCAGACTTTTTAATTAAAGCACTACAAGAACTTAAAGCTGAAAGAGCCAAAAATCTTGAATTGACAACTACTATTAGCATTCAGGAACAGCAGATTGCAGAAATGAAACCTAAAGCTAGTTACTACGATGTGGTTCTTAATTGTAAGGATGCTGTGTCTATCACAACCATTGCCAAGGATTATGGGAAGTCAGGCCGATGGTTCAATGAATACTTGCATAGTCTTGGTGTTCAGTTCCGTCAAGGGAAAATCTGGCTCCTATATCAAAAGTATGCCCAACATGGATATACGACAACAAAAACACATACGTACCCAGGAAAGGATGGAACGATACATTCAAAGGTGCACACCTACTGGACTCAGAAAGGACGCTTGTTTATTTATGAACTTCTAAAGGACCATGGTATCTTACCTCTGATTGAGCAAGAGTCAGACTTCGAGGAGATGTAACTATGGATAGATATAACGCAGAAGGCTATCCTGACCCAACTGCAGCAGAAGCCATAGAAAATATTATGCGTGAAGAAAAATCAAGAAACTATAAACCTTGTGTTTTTATCTGCTCACCTTTTGCTGGGGATATAGAAGAAAATCTGAAAAAGGCTAGAGGATACTTAAAGTTTGCAGTGGAGCAAGGAACCATCCCTTTTGCTCCTCATCTGCTATATCCTCAAGTGCTAGATGATAGTGATCCTGAACAAAGAAAACTAGGATTATTCTTTGGTATGGTCTGGCTAAGAAAGTGTGAGGAGCTGTGGGTGTTTGGTCCCTATATTTCAAAAGGAATGCAAGCAGAAATAGATAAAGCATCGAAGCATCGTATGACTATTCGGTATTTTACTGAAAACTGCGAGGAGGTGCAAAAGATATGAAGATAGCGGTTGGTAACAGCCGAATGGATAAAAAGTGGAAGAACAAAGACATAACATGGGAGGACTTCATATCCCGAGTTAAATCTACAATACGAACAACAGAAACAGTATCTGAATTTAGGAAAATGAGTCGTGCACAGCAGGATTCAATAAAAGATGTAGGTGGATTTGTGGGAGGAGCTCTACGTGAAGGAAAGCGTAGAAATGGCTATGTACTCTCCCGTTCCCTACTTACATTAGATATGGATTATGGGAAACCAGAGATTTGGGACCAAATTGAAGCATTGCACGATTTTAAATGTTGCATCTACTCAACTCATAAACACACACCTGATGCGCCACGATTAAGACTTATCATTCCACTTAAAAGAGAAGTGACAGAGGATGAATACCCAGCTCTCGGTCGTATGGTTGCAAAGGAGATTGGGATTGATTTATTCGATGACACTACTTATGAACCTTCGAGATTAATGTATTGGCCCTCTACACCGTCAGATGGAGAGTTTGTCTTTAAAGAGAAAGATGGAGAACTGTTAGACCCAGATGACTATCTTTCAAAATATGAAGACTGGCGGGATACTTCAATGTGGCCAGTTTCAAGTCGTCAATCTGAGGTGGTGCAAAGAAAAATAACTAAACAAGCAGATCCCTTAAGTAAAGAAGGAGTTATAGGTGCATTCTGCAGGGCCTATACCATTGAAGAGGCTATCGAAGCTTTTCTAACAGATGTATATGAGCCTAGTACTATGAATGGCCGATTTGATTATATTCCAGCTGATTCTTCAGCAGGCTTGGTAATCTATGACGGGAAATTTGCTTATAGCCACCATGCTACCGATCCAACTTGTGGAATGCTTTTAAACGCCTTTGATTTAGTCCGAGTGCATAAGTTCCGAGACTTAGATGAAAAGGTAGCAGAAAATACACCTCCTAGTAAACTTCCTTCATTTAAAGCCATGACAGATTTGGCTTTGGAGGATGAACGGGTGAAAGAGCAGTTTGTAGAGGAAAGAAAGGCTCAAGCTGAAAGAGAGTTTGTCGATGAAGATTGGGAAAAGCAATTGGAGATTGATAAGACAGGAACTGTTAAGAATACCCTAAGGAACTTGATTTTGATACTTGAAAATGATCCGAATTTGAAAAGTATTGTGTTTAATCAGCTTTCAGACAGCCTTGAAATAAAAGGAGATGTTCCTTGGCCACATCCATCAAAGTTCTGGAGAGATGCAGATGATGCCCAGTTAATAAGCTACATTGACACCCACTACGGAACCTTCTCTGCAAGAAACTATGATGTAGCGGTAGCAAAGGTAGCTGACGATAGGTCTTATCATCCGATTCGTGAGTTTATTGAAGCACTCCCTGAATGGGATAAGGTACCGAGAGTAGATACCTTACTTATTGATTATCTAGGCGCATCAGACAACCCTTATGTTCGAGCAGTAACAAGAAAAACTTTATGTGCGGCTATTTCTCGTGTCCTGACACCTGGCATCAAGTTTGATTCTATGTTGGTTTTAAACGGACCACAGGGTGTCGGAAAAAGTACCCTTATTGCTAAGCTGGGTGGGGATTGGTTTTCAGATAGCTTGAACTTATCGGATACCAAGGATAAGACCGCTGCAGAAAAGTTACAGGGTTATTGGATTTTAGAAATTGGTGAGCTAGCTGGACTGAAAAAAGCTGAAGTGGAAACCCTAAGGAGTTTTCTATCTCGCCAGAATGATATCTATAGAGCTAGTTTTGGGAGGAGAGCTACTCCACACTTAAGGCAATGTATATTTTTTGGCACCACTAATGCTGAGAAAGGCTATTTGCGTGACACTACAGGAAACCGTCGTTTCTGGCCGGTAAAGACTCCGGGGAATGGGACCAAAAAGTCATGGCAGCTAAAGCAGGATGAAATTCTTCAGATATGGGCTGAAGCTCTTACCTTCGTTAAGGCTGGAGAAAAATTGTACCTTGATGCCAGTCTTGAGAAGCTTGCAAAAGAAGAACAGCGAGAAGCTATGGAATCAGATGAACGTGAGGGTTTGGTAAGAGAGTATCTTGATCTGCTTTTACCTGAAGATTGGGACACCATGGATTTATATGAACGACGGGCCTATATCAATGGAAGTGAGTTTGGTGAAAGTAATAGGGTTGGTGTTCGGAAAAGAAAATCTGTTTCTAATATGGAAATTTGGTGCGAATGCTTTGGAAAGGATCGAGCCAACCTTCGAAGAGTAGATGGTAATGAAATATCAGCTATTATGGCGAGTATTGGAGGCTGGACAGGTCTCGTAAAAAAAGAACGTATCCAGCTTTATGGACCACAGTGGGTTTATGTTCCAAAAGAATAATTCAGTTTGGAACACATGGAACAATTATTTCTTTGGAACAGATTTCACCTGTTCCGGTGGAACAAAAACGGTCTTTTGGTACATCTCATCGGAACAGGCGGCAGCCCCTAGTAAGGTAGTCTACTTTATAACCTCTGTTCCATTGTTCCAATAATTATTATTAAAAATAATCCTAAAGACAAAAAGAAGAAATTACCTGCAGACGCGTATATACGCGCGTATAGAGACTTTTTGGATTTAGGGAACATGGAGGATATATGAGAGAAAAAAAGATTGAACAGCAACTGGTAAAAGAAGTGAAAGATATAGGTGGTATTGCACTTAAAATTGTATCACCAGGTTTTGATGGAATGCCAGATAGATTGATTCTTTTACCTAATAGAAAGCTAGCTTTTGTAGAGGTTAAAGCACCTGGTAAAACCTTAAGACCCCTACAAGAAAAGCGAAAAAGACAGTTAGAAGCACTTGGGTTTTTGGTATTCTGCCTAGACCATATAGAGCAGATTGGAGGGATACTTCATGAAATACAAGCCTCATGAGTATCAAGTTTATGCCACTGAATATATCTTAAACCATCCCATAGCAGCAGTACTATTAGATATGGGTTTAGGTAAAAGCATCATAACCTTAACTGCCATATTTGATTTAACACTGGATAGCTTTCTTGTTCGTAAGGTTCTGGTTATTGCACCGCTAAGAGTTGCCAGAGATACATGGCCTGCAGAGATTGAAAAATGGGATCACTTAAAAGGTCTTAAATATACTGTAGCAGTTGGCTCTGAAGTAAAGAGGAAAACTGCCCTTATGGAAAGAGCACAAGTTTACATCATCAATCGAGAAAATGTGGAATGGCTCATTTCAAGAAGTGGAATTCCATTTGACTTTGATATGGTGGTAATTGATGAGTTGTCTTCTTTTAAATCTCATCAAGCTAAGAGATTTAAGAGCTTAATGAAAGTTAGACCCAAGGTAAAAAGGATAGTAGGACTTACTGGGACACCATCCTCCAATGGACTAATGGATTTGTGGGCACAGTATCGCTTATTAGATATGGGACAACGACTAGGCAGATTTATTGGTAGGTATCGGGAGGATTACTTTGTACCAGATAAGCGTAATCAACAAGTGATCTTCTCCTATAAACCAAAACCAGAAGCAGAAGAAGCAATTTATAAGCTTATATCTGATATAACTGTTAGCATGAAAGGCACAGATTATCTGAAGTTGCCGGACTTAGTTATAAACGAAGTGCCTGTAAAGCTTTCTGAAAAAGAAATGAAAACCCTGGATACAATGAAGCGGGATTTAATTACAACTGTTAAAGGTGAGGAAATTACTGCAGCAAATGCAGCAGCTCTTTCAGGAAAGCTCCTGCAGATGGCAAATGGAGCAGTTTATGATGATAATGGCACAGTCCTTCATATACATGACCGAAAACTGGATGCGCTGGAAGATTTAATCGAAGGTGCTAATGGCAAGCCTGTTCTAATATCTTATTGGTTTAAGCATGACTTATATCGAATACAAAAGCGCCTTGATGTAGAGGTATTATCCACCAGCGATTCAATCAAAAGATGGAATGATGGGGAAATCCCCCTTGCAGTTATTCATCCAGCATCAGCAGGGCATGGTCTGAACTTACAAGCCGGAGGGTCAACTCTTGTATGGTTTGGTCTAACATGGAGCTTAGAGCTTTATCAGCAAACAAACGCACGTCTTTGGAGGCAAGGACAAAAAGAAACCGTAGTGATTCATCACTTAATAGCTAAAGGTACCATTGATGAGCATGTAATGAAAGCTTTAAATGATAAAAACAATACCCAATCTGCTCTGATTGATGCGATTAAAGCTACACTAAAGGAGGTGTGATGCGATGAACATTGTCTGGCAATATTTAGATAAAAGAGCAGCTGCAATTAATGCCTTAAAAGATTACAGCAGTATGAAGTACATCATAGAACATACTGATGAGGACATTGCAAACCTCAACGAAGAAATGACTTCTCCAGCATCACCGGTTCTAAATGGGATGCCATCTAATCATGATCCAAAAGCAGGAGAGAAAAGGCTCATTGCTTGTATTAATGAAATTGATGTATTGAAAGAACGCTATCGACAAGCGCTGGAATACATGGACTGGTTTCAACCGGCATGGGATGCTTTATCTGAAGATGAACAGCTAATCTTAACCGAGTTTTTTATTAATAATATAAATAAGACAGATGCAATTTCAAATATTGGAGATAAACTTTTCCTGGAAAGAGCGCAGGTGTATCGTAGAAAAGAAAAAGCGTTAAATCATCTTGCTTTACTCCTTTATGGTAAATGAAACATGTGAATAGTATTTTAATATAATATAAAACCCACTTAGATAGATTTCTATCTAAGTGGGTAATTAATGGCCTACAGTATTGCGCTTATATAAGCTCGTAGGATCTATTGTTTATTAATATGCTCAAAACCCATTGTTTTATTACAAGATTTCTTTCCAATTATCAGGAAATCCATAATGAGAAAACTTAATTAAAGGATACTGGTCATAAATTTGATTAATGTGTTCAATTACTAGACTGAAGTCTTGAGGGCTTGTAAGTGACTTAAGAACCAAGATATAAGAGAATAGCTTGTTATAAATAATATTTCCATCTTCGATTCGAAGTAGTGCTTTTTCCTTTTTTGAAAGCCATGGTTTTCTAGTAAACAACCTATTATATAGCCGACCACCATGTGCGCTTATATTTCTAAGAATGGTAACGCAATGTAGCAGATTTTCAAGTATATCATGGCCTTTTGAAGTTCTAAATCCTATTTGAAAAGCTATTTTTTTTCGCAGCTCTTCATCCAATATTGTATATAGTTTTGATGCATCTGAAATAGTAAGAACTTCTACATATACCCAGAATGGTAGGATATCTTTTTTGTTTTCTTTATGATGTTTTATGAACAATTCCGACTCAGCCATCGCATTTTTTTGAGAATCAGCTTTTCTTGTAATGTAGAGATAGTTATTTATCACCTTTAAATCAATGTTACCATTATCAATACATGAAAAGTTATTGATGTCTAAATAGCCAATTGGACCATATTTTTCGCTATGGTAATATGCAAGCATGGATTTAACTCGCACTTCAATAACTTCAATAATAGAGAGCATTACATGACGCATACGACGATCAGCTTCATATATTTGAATCAAGGTCTCTAATGAAGCGCTTTCTAAAAAAATGTCATTTTTGCGAAGTGTAAGTGTGTATCCACTAATTCTATAATAGTTATTATTTAGGAAAAATTGTTCTGCTTTACTATACTCTTCATCAGTTATTGAGAATCCGCGAGATTTTAATAATTCAATTTGCTCATCAATTGATAAAAAAGGTTTTGTAGTTGACATAAATTATCTCCTCAAATGAAAAAAGCCCAGCGAGTGTGCATGTCTACGACAGAGGCCTGTGGGATTTGTTAATATTATAATATACCTTCTTGGTTATATTGTCAATACTTTTTATGTTTTTTAAATATTAAGCTTTATGAATAAATATTTCACTACATTTTAAGTCTACAATAAAATCAAAATAAAAGTCAACAACTTACTTAACGGATAGTCTTATGTGAGATTTTTATGAGATGAATATTATATATTTCTAAAATATAATGGTATTGTAAAGAACTGTAGAGAGCCTTCGTGGAAATACCGCGGGGCTTTTTCTATGCCAAAAAGGAGGTGCGAAATGCCAAAGAAACCTAAAAGACCATGTTCTTTTCCTGGTTGCCCCGAGCTGACAGATGGACGCTTTTGTCCGGAACATGCTAAAAAGGAAGCTTCTCGTTATGAAAAACATCAGAGAGATCCTGAGACAAGTAAGCGATACGGGCGTGCGTGGAAAAGAATACGTGACCGTTACATTGCAGCCCATCCATTATGTGAAGAGTGCATAAGACAAGGAAAGCTGACTCCTGCAGCTGAAGTCCACCATATCCTTCCCTTGGCTAGGGGTGGGACACACGATGAAAGCAACTTGATGGCTCTTTGTACTCCTTGTCACTCAGCTATCACAGCAAGAGATGGAGACCGTTGGCAATCCAGGTAGGGGGGAGTCGAATCTCTAAAGGCCTTTAAGCGGACAACGGGCGGGGGGCTTCGCGCAAAAAGTCGCGGTTTCAAACGGGGTAATAACCCCTAAGAGAAAAGAGGTGAGTAAATGGCCAAAGACGGTACAAATCGAGGTGGTGCTCGAATCGGCTCTGGACAGAAAAAGAAGCCACTTATAGATAAGATTGCTGAAGGTAATCCTGGCAAAAGAAAACTGGAAGTTATTGAATTTAAAAATACAGCAGAGCTTAAAGGGCAGGAAATGCCACAGCCAAGGGCTATGCTTTCAGCAGTTCAAAAGGACGGTAAAACATTAGAAGCCAGCGAAATCTATGAGCTCACATGGAAGTGGTTAGAAGAAAGGGGTTGCGCACACCTAGTCCTACCACAGTTATTAGAACGCTATGCTATGAGTGCTGCTAGATGGATACAGTGCGAGGAAGCAATAACTGAATTTGGATTTCTTGCTAAGCATCCAACCACCGGGAATGCTATCCAAAGTCCGTATGTGTCCATGAGTCACAACTTTATGAGCCAGACTAATAGACTCTGGATGGAAATATATCAGATTGTTCGAGAAAACTGTGCAACAGAGTATTCTGGTGCAAATCCACAAGATGATGTAATGGAACGACTATTGACTGCCCGTAGAGGCAAATAAAGATAAGGAGATGTGAAATGGGTAAGAGATATTTAACAGCAGAAAGTGTATGTGCAGGGCATCCTGATAAATTGTGTGATATTATTGCTGACAACATATTGGATGCATGCCTTAGAAAAGATAAAGCATCACGCGTAGCTTGTGAGGTTTTGGCTACGAAAGGGAAAATTATCGTGGCGGGCGAGATCTCCTGCAGCGAAAAAATTGATATCAGATATATTGTAAAGAATGTGCTTAAACAACTGGGTTATAACCCTTTGAAATTTTTAATTTATGTATATGTACACAATCAAAGTCCTGATATTGCAGCTGGTGTGAATACAGCATTAGAAGCACGAAATGGTATAAATGAAAAGTATGGTTCTATCGGTGCTGGTGACCAAGGGACTATGTATGGCTATGCCACAAAAGAAACTAGAGAAATGTTACCTCTTCCCCTTGTCCTATCTCATAGGATTGTAAAAAGAATAGATGAAGCAAGAAAAGGTAAGCTCATTAAAGGGATCCTTCCTGATGGGAAGGCACAGGTTACAATTGAGTATGATGGGGAGCTTCCAGTGAGAGTTAAGACCATTGTAGTATCTGTTCAGCATGAAAATAATAAAAGCCAGGAAGAGTTAAAAGCGGATATTATAAATAATATTTTGTGGCAGTGCTTTGAGGACTTTCCTTTTGATGATGAAACAGAAATCTTAATTAATCCATCCGGCCAATTTATATTAGGAGGACCTGCTGCAGATACAGGCTTAACTGGTAGAAAAATCATGGTAGATACTTATGGAGGCCTTGCTTCCCATGGCGGTGGCGCACTTAGCGGGAAAGATCCAACCAAAGTAGACCGAAGTGGTGCTTATATGGCTAGGTATATTGCTAAACATATCGTATGGTGTGGTTTTGCTGAGAAATGTGAAGTCAGTATTTCCTATGCCATCGGTAAGGCAAATCCTGTGGCTTTTTCAATAAATACATTTGGTACAGGAACTGTTTCAGATGAAGTTTTAACCCTAGCAGCTCAAGAGGTT